ATTGGCGGTGGTACTATAAAGGACTGGAAAAACCCTTTTGGAGAGGTTTCATCAGTTTCAGATCTTATGTTATGCTATGGAAATCCCCATATGCTCAAAATTAAAGACAGAGGGGGGAGGATGTTCTGGTATGACCCAAAATGGAAAAGAATAGAATATGATAGATAAAAGAATTTTAGAGAATTGTCTCTTCTTAGATGTTGAGACTGCAACAGGCTGTCCTGATTTTGAAACCCTGTCTGAGGTGAATCCTAGACTAGCGGAACTTTGGAAAAAGAGAGCAAAATACTACAGAACTGTATACGAGGATATGAACGGACTTGCTACTTCTGAGATTTATAAAGAAAAAGCAACTCTGGAGCCGGAATTTTCAAAAGTAGTTTGTGTGTCCTTTGGTGTACATCAAGAGAATGGGCAGTTTCGTATGATTTCCTTCTACGGAGAGGACGAGGAAGATATTCTCATGAAGACTGCTAAGGTTTTTAATAATGCTCTTGCTAAGAACATGAAGCTCGCAGGGCATAATATAAAGGGCTTTGATATTCCCTGCCTTGGTAAGAGGATGATTTATAAACTAAGTTCTCCTGTGCTTCCACAAAACCTTGTTATTTGGGACAAAAAGCCATGGGAGATTCCATATTTGGATACATCGGAGGTTTTCTCATTTGGTAGTTGGTCACACCAAAAGTACCTTTCACTAGATCTTCTTGCTTGTTCGTTAGGAGTTGACTCCCCCAAGGGTGATATGGACGGATCTAAGGTTAGTGAAGCCTACTGGAATGATAGAGATTTTGAAAAGATAAAAGAATATTGTGAGAGAGACGTCCAAACCGTAATAGACGTCCTAAACAAAGTAGCAACATAGAATTTCCTTTTTCTATTTCCTTCGGGGATTGTTTGGATATATAAAGTCCAAATAATCCCTTTTTTGTGGGCGCAGTTTTAGATTTTAACAGATTTGTTTTAAATGAGGATAAGATTGGTTCTTTTTATAACGATGAACTAAATCCAAAGTTCTGGGACAAATACAAAAACAAGAATGGTGAAACCCAATGGGTCTTTGATAGGCTAGTAAGAAAAAAGCTGCTTAAGATAGCCGAAGACTTCTATGAAAAATATAGTGATCTATTAGGAGACCTACCTATCGAGGATATACAACTCACTGGATCTCTTGCTAATTTTAACTATACAGATAAGTCAGATCTTGATGTTCACGTGCTGGTTGACTTTAATAAGGTAAAGTCAAAACCAGAGATGGTAAAAGCAGCAGTTGATGGTATTAGGTTTGTTTGGAATCTAAGACATGATGTTGTTATTAGAAACCATGACGTTGAGCTTTATCTCCAGAATATACACGAGCCACATACAGCTTCTGGCCTTTATTCCCTGCTTAATGATAAGTGGATTAGAAAACCAAAGTTTGATCCCCCGGAGGTAGACGAGCAAGATGTAAGAAAGAAGTTTGATGGATTAGCATCCGAGATTAATCAAATGGAATCAAAGCTTGTTATTTCTGCATCACTTCCCAAAGATGCAAAGGAGATGTATAAAAGACTTCTTAGGCTGAAGGAGAAGATACAGAAAATGAGAAAAGACGGACTTTCAAAAGACGGAGAATTCTCGATAGGTAACCTCGCCTTTAAAATGCTAAGAAACGAGGGATATATAAGTAAGCTCATAGATTTAATTTCAAAAGCTTACGCTAGAATTTACTCAGAGTAAAAACTTTATTAGAATAACATGATACTAGTATTTAGAAAGGGCCTTGAATATAATGGGAGCATGAACGGCCTCCCAGAAAACCAAGACGAGAACATTTTCCCAATCATGTCGGTTCCTCTTGATTTAGAGGGCGAAGAAACTGACCTTAATGATTTTCAATGGTGGGCATATTCTGACAAGTGGAATGAGTGGCTAAAAGATAACCCAAGAGAATGGAAAGCTGAATCTCATGACGTGAGGTTTGATAAGGCTGAGCAAATTTTAGAAGGTATAGTAACTGCTAAAAATCCTGTTACTGAATACGTTTCCCACCAGGCTAAGAGCTTATGGAAAAACGGTGAGGTTTCTTCCTTTTCTGATTATGTAAAGATGTTAGAAGCAGAAAGCACATCTGGATCTAGAGATGCTGCTAAGAAGTTTATTAAACTCGGATATGCTTTAGAAAAACTTTCAAAAGAAGGAAAGCTTAAAGACGTCTTAAAGATGGAAGATCTCGAAGACGATAAGGAATATGCGGTTGTTGTCGATCCAATGACCGAGAGCGGTGACCCAGTTCAAGAGGCAAGACAGGCTTTGAGAATAAAGAAAATTGGGGATTCTGCTGGTATCATTGTAGCTGAGGTTGATTACAGCATCCCATTGGGTGAAGTAGAGGACACTAAGGATTTCATGGACAAGGTCGCAGAATTTGCTAAAGATGTAGCAATTGGAGGTGCAGGTCTTGCGGCACTTTATGGTGTAGCTCAAGTAGCTGGGTCTCTGTTCTTAGGATGGCAACTTTTAAAAGGAGCACGTGGTATCTACCGTACTCTCGGAAGGGCTAGAAGAATTCATAGTGTTGTTGCCGGTGCAAGAACTGCAGGAGCACCTGCTTGGAACACGGTTAGATCTTTTGCCTCAAGAGCATTCACTAGAAGAGCAGGGGCACAAGCAGTTGCAAATGCTGCTAGAATTACCTTACCTTCCGGTGCATTTGTTGAGGGCGGATTAGCTTACTCTACAAGAGCAACTGGAAATGTTCTTTTAAAAGGTGCAGCAGAAAAATCCGTTAAGTCAGCAGCACAAAGACTGGTAGCTCAAGGCGGAGCAAGAGCGGCAACAGCAGTAGCTGGTAGAGGCGCTGTAGCTGCTGGTGCAAGCTCAGCTGTAGCTGCTGAAGCTTCTAATCCAGTCGGATGGATTTTGCTAGCAGCTCAGGCAGTCGGTTCTGGAATTAATCAACTATGGAATTGGTATAGTGATAAACAAGCACCTAGGTACAGTGAAGTTGAGGACTTTGCATATGGAAGTTTTAATCCTAAAAATATTCCTGTAGGAAAGGCAATAACCGTTTGCTGGACTAGCGACGGTGGTGCAGGATGGGGTGAATATATCCTGGATATCTTAACTATGTCTAAGGATGATACTAGAACAACTATGGAATTGGTCAAACTTGGTGAGTTTGATGATAGGTCAGTTTTTGTAATGCTTCAGGTAAACTCAGAAATGTTTGAAAAGGCTATGAAGGATAACGACCTTATACTCCTGTCTTTTGCTAACAATGATAAATTTGAAAGAGGAACATTTGATAATGATGATCTGGAATTCCAAACTATAGTTATTCCTGATATTACTGAACTTACAATTGGTACATCCTTTGTTGGATATTCAACATGGACCGAAATGAAAGAGGCTTATAAAGAGAGCCCTGATAGCCCAATTTACGTACCAAGCGGAGCAAGAAAGGATTATCAATTCCATTACACAGACAAGGACGGAAACGATGTAAATGTAACTGGAACCCTTGTAAATGAAAATGAGATAAGTGACACAGTCCTACAGGATTTAGTTCCTGGTGCAGCTGGTGCTGTTGAGGAATCTGCTAGTCCCGGTCTAGATTATTCGCACCTGGTAAATGAAAGCAAGGTATTATCATTCAACGACTTCTCAAATAGAGCTAATCCTATAATGGAAGAAGACGAGAACTCTCCAGAAGACGATGGGAATACAGAAAATGCTGAGAGTACAGAATCCACTGAATCCACAGAAGGGAATACTTACGAGGAAGATTTGCTAACCTCTCTTTCTGCTGCATCTCCACTCGAGACAGAATATAGTCAAATACCAGTATTAGCATATAGAGTTAATACAATAAGTTTTGTCGACCCAACTGTTAATGAAGATGTTGATCAGTTTAACTACTTTATAATCGGCGAGCAAAGTATGGATCCTAAACAAAATCAGCCAATCCTGGTTGAATCCGCTTCGGAGGATGCTATTGAAGAACCTAGATTTGGGTTGAAAACATACGTACCTCCAGTAGAGGATGATGAAAAAAAGGATGATAAGGAAGATGAGATTGATGACCCTGAAGTAATTGATATCGAAGACGTCGATGAACCATCATCTAAAATGGTAAGAACACAAAGAGGCGATGTTCAAATAAAAAGCAAATCAGGATCCCTAACTATTAAAGATAGAGAAATGGAAGGTGGCATTAACATCTTTGATGAATTTGCAAACTCTAGCTTGAAGAAAAAACTTAATATCGATGATTGGAAAAACATAACTAGCGTAAAGGTTAGGTATGATAATGAGGGAGAACCTAAAAAGGTAATTTTGAAAAACAGGTTTGCAAAAGTGGGAGATAGAAGAAGGGTTTTACAGAAAGGGGAGCAAGGATTTGAATCTGCTTTAAAATTTGCAGAGTCTGTAGAAGATGGTATATCTTTCTCCTGATAAAAAAACGTCAAATTTTCTGAAAAAGAAAATGGATATATAAAGTTAAATAATAGCAAAGTCAAGAAATGAACGAGTCTTTATTGAATGAGAACCTTCTCTTCATCCTTGAAAAGCAAGAAAATAATCTTGCAGTTTCAAAGGACGGTAACTCGGATGGTGGTTATATACTCAAAGGTATTGCTGCTCAGTTTGGGAAAGAGAATAATAACAATAGAATATACGAGGAAGGTGAATACCTACCTCACCTTGAGTACCTAAAGGATAAGATAGGACAAAAGAGATTAGTTGGTGAATTAGATCACCCTGAAAAATTCGACGTATCTCTTAAAAACATTTCTCACGTTGTAGAAGATCTTGTTTATGACAAGGATGGAAGAGTATTAAACATTAAGGTTCGTTTGCTTGACACACCAGCTGGACAAATTGCTAAGAAATTAGTTGATGCTGGTATACCTCTTTCTATTTCTTCTAGAGCAGCTGGAAATGTAGGTCCAGATAAGAAGGTACAGATCAAAAAGATCTTTACTTATGATTTGGTTGCAGATCCAGGTTTCCAAGACGCTCAACTCGAGAGAGTTTATGAAAGCGCTGGATTTGATGCTTTTGAATTTGAAGAAAGATCAAAAAAATCCGTTGTTAACAACTTAGAGTGTGTAAATGAGTCACTAGGTATAGAAAATGAATCTGGTGTAAAGATATATAAAGTTGAAAATAGCGAAGAATTCGAAAAAATCCTTAATCAAGACAAAAATAAATCCAACATTATGGAGGCCAACAAAGAATATGTTACTGCTGACGAGCTTAATAAGTATTCTATCTTTTTGAAAAATAAGATGGATGAGCTGGAAACGCAGATTTCTGAAATGAAACAACAGGAAGCTCAGGTTTCCGAGAGCGAAAGCGAATCTGTAGATTGTAAAGCTTTGGAGGAGAGAGTTGCTAAGCTAGAAAAGTACTCTGAGTATCTTGCTGAAAATCTAGAAAGTGCTATTAAGTACGGTGAGTATTTGGCAGAAAACCTAGATAGCAGCATTACATATTCTAAGTATCTTGCTGAGAATCTAGACAAGACAATCTCTTATTCTAAGTATTTGGCCGAAAATGTTGATAAGGGTATTTCTTATACTGAATACGTTGCAGAGAATGTTGATAAGACTATCGACTACTCTAAGTATCTAGCAGAAAAACTAGACGATGGTATCCAATACACAGAATATGTGGCTGAAAATCTTGATAAGAATATCGCTTACTCTGAGTACCTAGCAGAAAATGTTGATAAGAACATTGCTTACTCTGAGTATTTGGCAGAGAATCTTGATAAGGGTATTTCTTACTCTGAATATCTAGCAGAAAATTTAGATAAGGGAATAGCTTACTCTGAGTACATCGCAGAAAAACTAGATCAAGGAATAAATTACACTGAGTACCTAGCAGAAAACCTAAATAAAGGTATTGCTTACTCAGACTATTTAGCTGAAAAGCTAAATGGAAATATAGCTAACACTGAAGCTATACACGAAAGCGTTAAAGCAGAAAACTCACCAACACTTAACGAAAGTGCTAGGGAAAATGCTGAAAGCGCATCTAAAACTGAATTGGTTGAATCAGGATTTGCTGGAGATTACGAAAATCTCGGAAGCAAGATTGATTCTCTAATTGAATCGGTCAAGACACAAAAGACTGAGGAAAATATAAACGAGGCACAAACGAAAGTTGAGCCGACTGCTCAAACACAAAAAGCAGATGAGGCAATCAACGAAGCCGAAGAAGGAACATTGGCAGAATCATCAGGTCACAAATTTATTGATGAAATGCCAGAAGATTACGCTCCGATTTGGGAGTCACTAAACGAAAGCCAAAAGCAATCAGTAATTGCACAATCAGCTTTCTATAACTTAGAGACTGCTTATCAGATCAAGAACTTCTGGTCAACTCGTCAGCTTGGTGCTAAACCAGTAGGACTTCAGAAACTTCAAGAGAGCCAAGAAACACCAGAGCCTAAGACGGCTACTAACCCTCAGGGGTATTCAAATGATTACCTTAATTGGGTCGCTAAGTCGCTCGAAGGTAAGTTTTAAAAACTAAAAAAATAAAAGATAGTAAAATGAAACTAATCAACGAAGCAGAAATCTTCGAAACCTGGTCTCCTATCATCGAGCAGAAGGCCGGTATTCAAGATGCTGAGAAAAAAGGATGGTTGAGCAAGTACTGCCACTACCATTCATTAAACGAGTCTGCTGGTGCATATCAGTCACTAGCAACTGTAAACGGTATGGGTGCCGTACAACCACCCGCATACCCAGGTGGGTATAACTCCACTGGTTCTGCAGTAGGTACGCAAGCAAATGCTGCTTTCTACAACTCTGCTAACCAAGGTTCAGGTGATAAGTTTCCTTCACTTCTTCCATTGGCAATTCAGGTTGCTGCGAAGACTGTTGGATTCGATATCGTTCCTGTAATTCCTATGTCAGGTCCTACTGGCGTACTTTCTTACCTAGATTACGTATACTCAGGTGGTAAAATCAGTCCTGCATCTGCTGGCGCAACATCTGCTGAAGCTCTTGCAACTGCACCTTCTATGATCAAGGTAGAATTGACTAGCCCTGCAGCAGGTTATCCTGCTAACTTTGCAGTAGGTACTACTTACTACATCACTAACGCTTCTTCAGCTGGTGCTTACATCACAACTGAATTTGTTGGTCTTTCTAGAATCGATGGTTACCCAATTTTTAGAATCGTTGGACTAACAGCAGGTGAAACTGTTTCTGCAGTTCTTGATGGTAGTGCAGCTAAAGTTGGTACTTCAGTAGATGGAAACCAAGCTGGTACTACAACTGCGAGAGCAGAATTGGTTAAAGCTCTTGAGGATCACATCCAAGGATTCTCTGGTGCTGGTTTCAACAACGACCAAGACTGGCAAGGACCATTCGTAGATGGTACTAAGACTTACAACCCAATGCTAAGAGGTGTTGGTGAAAGTACTTACTACCAATCAATGGGTCTATCAACGTTCACTAAGTTCGTTGAAGCTGATACTTTCCAAGTAGCTGCTTCAGTAACTACTGAGCAGATCCAAGACCTTAACAAGCAATTCGGTATCGACGTAATTTCTATGATCGAGAACGCATTGGTTAACGAGGTATCTCAAGCTATTAACAAGCACATCCTATCTAGAGCATTTGCTCTTGGTTGGTCTAACCACGACGAATTCTTGACTACAGAAGGTCAGAACTTGAACCTAAACCTCGTTATCGGTGGTACTGCTGGTTCATACACTATTCCTTCTTACGTAGGTAAGTCTGACACTGGTATCTCTATCGCTTCTGTTGCAGGTCCTGCTTCAGGTGGTTACGAGAACTTGTCAACTCTACAGAGAAGACTATTCTCTAGAATTCTAGCATCTGCTAACGTGGTTGCTAACAGAGGAAGAAGAGGTCCTGCTAACTTCATCGTTACTAACGCTAACGTTGCAAGTGCATTGCAAGACATCTCTCAGTTCACTTTCGCACCTTTCTCTAACACTCTAACTCAGAACAACGGTACACTTTACCCAGTAGGTTCTCTTGCTGGTATGACCGTATACGTTGATCAGAACATGAAGTTCGGTGATAACAGAGTATTAGTAGGTAGAAAAGGTGGTGACGACGAACCAGGACTTAAGTTCATGCCTTACATGATGGCTGAGTCTATCCAAACAATCTCTGAAGGTACTATGTCACCTAAGATTGCGGTTAAGTCTCGTTACGCACTAGTAGAAGCTGGTTTCCACCCAGAAACTATGTACTTCTGTTTCCACGTGAACGTTCCTGCTGGAGGTCTATCCTAATCAGTAGTTAGTACACACTAATATTAAACCCCAGGTTTTTGCCTGGGGTTTTTTTATTGTCCGTGGATATATAGAATAAATGTGATCGTTGCATAATGAGGAAAATAAGCTCACACAAACAATTCCTTATCGAAAGAGATCTTTCAGTAGAAGTGGATCAGGTGGTCTTAGCTGAAATGCTCCTAGAATATTATGGATTAAACGAGGGAAAGGCATTAGATACCCTTAAAAATTCGGTTTCTAAAGCCTTATTCGGACCTTTCTCTAGATTATCCGTTATAGACACAATCAGGAAAGGAAATCTCGATATACAAAAGGAGATCATTAGAAAACAGTATGATGTGGAAGATGAAATTCTAGATCTTGAGGCTAAGATAGATGAACTGAGAAAGAGTGGATCCTCTAGGAGCGATATTTCAAGAATTCAAACACAGATTGAAAGGAAGAGAAAGGAATATAGATCATTTGTTAAAATGAAGAAGGAGCAGACCAATAAAGGGATGAAACTCCTTGAGAAAACAATAGGTAAAAATCCAAGAAGGAGAGAATATTACGAGGCTGGATTCTTAGACGATAAATACGAACTTGCAAAGTTTGAATATGAACTTGCACAACAGAAATCCGCTGAAGCTGGAAATCTAAAAGATCTAAAGAAGGATCTTGACGACGCTGCTAAAAAAGCAGAATCCTTTGTGGCAAAGACAAAAAGCTCTGCGCAAACTAAGGGAAAAATAAAAGACTCCGAACTTGAGGATGTATCTGCTTTGAGAAAGAGAATCTCAGCAAATGATATGGGCGTTATAATATCCCTAAGAGAAAAGTCTAGGGATAGAATAAAGGAGCTTAAATCACAAATGTCCAAGATTCTTAGCGATATGAAGGGATTTATTTCAAAATCTCCTACATATGAGGAGGTTAAAGCTTCTGGAAAAATAACAAAGGGTATAAACGATCTCGAATCCAAAGCTAATGAGATGGATTCATTAGATAACCTTTCTAAGGTTTACTCTGATGTTATTTCTTCAAAGGGTAAATCTATTTCCAATGAATCATCATTGACTAGCTTGTTTGGTAAGATTAACTCTGCTATCTCTGATGGGAATGATGCAGGATCTGGTGTTACTAAAGATGTCGTGGATATGAAATCAGATATTACATTGAAAAAGATTGGAAATCTAATAAAAAAATTATCCTAAAGATGCTTTTAAAATTTAAAGAGTGGGAATCCCAAAATATAAATGAGAGAGATGCTAACCTTGATAAAATCATGAATTGGCTTAGCTCTAATTTTGGCGGGACAATATCTAAGATAGATTCTTTGCTTTCCAAGATAAGTACTATAGAAACACAATATTCTAAAGACTGGAATGATATTCAAACTGATATAGATGCATTGGAGGTAAAGAAAGCTCAAACGAAGAGTGATCCTGCGGAAGCTAAGAAGCTGGAAAGAATGATTGATAGGAATCAGAAATTGCTTACAGCTTTAAACAAGAAAAGAAAAGCGGACATAGCTAAGGTTGATGATAAAGTAGAAAAATTAACTAAAGGCAAAACAAGACTTGTTTCTTATTGGAATTTAAAGAAGGCTGAATTGGAAGCAGATCTCGCCGAGAATATGTACAAGATGGCTAAAGATCTTACTGACGAATCTGTTGCTGATGAATTGTACGACAAATACAAAGAGGCAGCACTTCAAGCGAAATCTAAAGATGAGAAGTTTAGGGAAAGGTTTGGTAAGTTGGAATTAGCTAAGTCCTCCACTCTTAAATCAGATACTGAGTCTAAGGCTATATCAGGTGCTAACTTTTCAATGGATCCTATCTTTTCAATGAACGCTCCCCAATTTACTAAATTCGTTCAGGATTTGGAAAAGAGTCAGGTAAGCGCATTAATCAAAGCCATGCAATCCGAAAGAAATGAAAGATATGCTACTTTAGATACCGAAAGAGATAGACTTGAAGCTCAAGCTGAAAAGAAAGGTTTGTCTCGGGATAGTGTGAAGAAGGATCTTTCAGATCTACGTGAAACTCTAATGAGACAAATTAGGGATTTGAGAACTAAAATAACTATTGCTAGAAGATATGCTTAATCGTATTAAAAAACTAAATGAGTTTCCCTTATTGGAAGGTGTAAACGAGGATTTGGTAAAAGCAAAGGCTGGTGTGAATGAAAAGCAAGCAGAAATTGCCGAAGAAATAGCAAAGCAGAAAGAAACCACAGATCTTAAGGAAAAAGCTGCTAGTATAAGAAACCAGGCTAGACTTACTGGTCAGATGCCTGCTTTATTGAATGCGCTGGCAAATGCAATGGATGCAAAGGCTGATTCTGGTGACACAACAAATATTTATTAAAAGATGGCAAACAATTATCTTAGGAATAACCCAGTAGCGAATCAATTGTCGATTGACACATTTAGATTGTTTGAAAATCAGGATGTTGACAAAGCTCTTGAAATAGCAGTCGATACTCTTTTAGGGGTCTTCAAAAAAATCACTTTTGATCTAGCTTCGGATAGGAATAGATCTTTTGAATCTTTTTCTAAAAAGCTTATGGGAGTGGGCGAGGCATCTTCTTTTAAGTCACTGATTGCTAACATAAAAGACGTTTGTGGGGATATTGAGCTTGCTGATCCTATTTTGGCACCCCTTAAAAAGATGTATCTTGATTCTATCGATACGTTGGGGGATGCAATTAAAAGAATGATAGAGTTAGACCCGTCACTAGAAGCAAAAGCCATTGAAGATTTCAAAAAGGCTAGCAAAAAATTGCTAGAAACAATTAAAAGAGTTGCTGACCAATATCAGGAAAAGATAAACGAATCTCAAGCTATTGGTGTTCCTGGCAGAATGGAAAGACTTAAGAAAATCCTGGTAAATCACATCATGGACTCAAAAGGCAAGGATGCAAAAGCTGGTTATGGTAGGGATTGGCACAGATTGTTTACTACGTTGGAACAAAAGCTTTCTTCCATAAATGCTGATAAAGCAACATTCTCAGATGGTGATAGAAAAAATCTCGCAGAACTTGAAAAGAAGACTGATAGCTTAACACAAGAGTACAATCAGTACAAAGTTAGAGCGGCTGAAACCATGATGAGCAAGATTATCAAGGATCCTGACCTAGAGTCAAAATTTGCTGATTATATTGAGATCATGACTAATGCCTTAGATGGTGTTACGAAAGCAAATACCGAGGAGGGCCTTATCGAGGTAAAAGTACGTGAGATCCTTGATGATAAGGAAACTAAAATGCAGGATAGGGTATTCCCACTGAAAGTTGGTGATAAGGACAATGACGGTAAGCTTAAGGGTTCTGGTTTAATTCAAGCAGTACAGAAGGCACTTATTGATGCATTTATCCCAATTAAGAATCTTTTGGAACCTAGAGGTGGTGCTAATGGTAAATTCGAAACTCCAACTAGCGTTGCTATAAAGTCCATACAAGCTTCACTTGGAAATAAAGATGTGAATGGGACTTTGGATAAGCCTTTATTGGATATAATATTAAAGTTGGATCAGGTATCTAGTGAAAATAAGGATGCAATGAAAGAAGCCATTTCAAATCTTAGGGTTTCTTATTCATCAATGAGTGAGTCTAAAAGTGCATTAAGTGTCACTGAATTTATGAGGCTAATGGAAGCTATGACTTACATCGATCCTAATGAAATAGAGGATAAAATCAAAATGTACAGTGAGGAAATAACTGAGGATGATGATTCTGTTGCACAACCAGTTACCTCTGACTACACAATGGCTGAAACGTTAGCTAAAATGCTTAGGACTAAGAATTACAACAAAAACGCGGAGGCGGAAGATTTTCTTAAGGAAGACGGTACTTTAAAGGGTTCTTGTCCCCAAGATTTTATTGACGGCTGGACAAAAGCAATATCTGGTGATAAGTCTGTTTCCTTCTTTTTTATAGAGGATGAGAATGGAGGTTCCCTTTATCCTACTAAGAGATTATCTGGTAATGTGAATAAGCCATGTAACTGGAAAAGGTATAAATCTATTACTGGAGATGAAACAGACGACGTTCACAATTTTGGAAAATGGTACACGACATACTGGAAAAATTTTGGTGGCGTTGGTTCTGAAATCAAGTCAAAAGTTTTGGATGATGTAATGAAGTCCAATTGTTCATTGGCTAAAGAGGAAAAACTTTCCGATGTTATAACGATCTACGAAGATCTTGAGAACTCTTTCATGCCTCATAAGGATGAAATATCACATGGCTATCTTAGGCCAAATTCAATAAAGGAGATTTCTTCAGGCATAAAGAGTATGTTAGGTAATGATAGTGTTTCTAATCTTAGTCCTGCTGAACTAAGAGCTTTATATAATGCGGTTGTCTTAGTATCACCTTTAATCACATTTGATAGAGAAAGAGATGAATGGGTTCCAGCTTTATCCTTCTTATGCAAAACTCTAGATTTAACTGAGGACGAATTGCTATCAGGAATTAAGAAAAGTAATTCCCTAGGTAAGAAGGGTAAAATGAGTTCTGAAAAAGTAGCTTATCTTGATACCAATTCCTTACAGGATGGCGGTGACCGTGAAATTTTAAAGTCGACTGTTATCGGTAGCACAGAGGATCCCGATAAGATAAACAACATGAAATCTACGTTGGATAAGGTTAAGTCTGTACTAAAGAGTCTTTCTAAACACACCAAAAGAATAAGTATAGGAGATGTTAGTGATATTACTCCGGACATTTCTGATTCCGTTGTTGTTATCTCTATGGTCAAGTAACCTAGAAACTTATCAAATCTTTAATTCTATAACTCCTGAAGATATTCTTAAGTGGAAAAGGGAACAAAGTTATATTTCTTAAGTTTTTGTAGTCAAGGTCCACCCTATGATTCGGGTAAGGATCTCACCAGCAATGTAGATAATATAAGATCGCTGCTTGGCGGTTTTTTTGACAATGTAATTATTTACACCCCATCTTCTCTTAAAGAGTGTGAAGGTAGTGATGGATTTTGTGAGTTCCATGAGGGTGATTTTCCACTTAACCCTGGATTAAATGGAACTGGATGTGGGGATTTTAAATCTTTCATTATAGATAAAACGCTCGGTGAGATCGACGACGGGGATATTCTGATTTACCATGATTGCAATTTTGCTAAATATCCACAATACTGGCAAACTGATTGGGAGAACTTACATGATATTGTAGATTTCTTACTTTCCGAAAATGGCTCTGATTTTTTTATACCCTTCGAACACGAGGCATTTGATAAAAAGCCTACTGTTTCTCTTCACGGTAAAAGATATACTACCAATAAGATTATAACAAATACTACCGAGGCTGAGATTGTTGCCAGATGCTATGAGATCGCTTCAAATAGAATGATAATAAGGAATTCTGAATCCTCTCGTGCTTTCTTTGGTGATTATAAAAGGCTGTGTAGCCAAAAGGATTTACTAACAAAATACCCAAATCCAAATCCATATCCCGAATTTACCCATAGCTGCCCAGAGCAACATGTGTTAAATTGTTTAATTTACAAGTACATTTTAGACGGTAAGCTTGATAAGCATTTTCCTAGATATTCATTTCCCAACAGGAGACTTTCAATTCATTCTGGGATTGAATATAGAATAAATGAGGAACTGTCGAAATATATGGAGGTTAAGACAATAAAAGAATTTGAAAAAAGGAACAGCAATGTCGGGGAAGATAAAGATATTCGAGGGACCAAGGAATTCGGGGAAGACCTTTTTAGCACGTAGGTATTCTGAGATCCACAGTCTTCCTATTTATAAATTTGACTTCGTTGGGTGGTTCAATAAGTTAGAATTAGATAATGGCTCCCGAGAGACCCACTCATTTGCGCTTGGTAAGGAATTGATTCTACATGATCTTTCAAAAGAAGGATTTTTACCAACGTTTATTCTTGATCGTGGAATAATAACTGTTCTTTCGTGGGGAATCCTCTCTGGTAGGATAACTGAAGAATTTGCTCTAAATCAGCTTAAAATGATTGCTGAAGAGGGTTTGCTTAAAAACTGTGAAATCTATTTCGTAACTGGTGATAACCCAGACAAGTCCCCTAGAAATAAGGACAATTGGGATTTTACTGAGGAAGACAACAAGGAGCTAGAGATAGTTGAAAATTTGATAGGTTATATTGAAAACCAACCTTACAATGTTTATATCCAACGTATTTTTAATAGCTTCAGTGATAAAACGATAAACGATTTAAAACATATTTAGATGTGTGGAATAATAATTACGAAAACTCCAGGTGAGGATGTTTTAGACTCTATTAAACATAGGGGTATTGAGAAAACTGTGGTTGTGAAAAACGGACTCAGTATTTGTCACCACAGGCTCCCAATTCAAACATCTGATGGTGATAATTGGAATCAGCCTATAGAGGTAGCAGACGGCATTTATTTGCTGTTTAATGGTGAGATATTTAACTATGACACAGTAAGGTTTGATTCTGATATAGAATATCTAGCCAATTTATTTGGAAGATACCGAGGCGGGAGTTTTGAGATGTTCTGCTCTCTTTTTATTCCTACTATACAAACTTGGGATGGATTTTGGGCAATTACAATCTATGATTCTTCAACCAACGATATAATTGCATTTACGGATCCTTTGGGTAGAAAATGTCTTTATTACAATTCACTTGGTGAAATTGCATCCGAGATTAAGCCTTTGGTTTATGAGAATTCCCAGATCGATGAATCTTTTATTAGTACTGTGAGAAAGTGGGGGTACAACACCGATGAAAGAACACCATACAGCGACATTAAAAGGATCCTACCGAACAACATTTATCACTTTAATTTAGATTCTTCTGAGTTTAAAAATGTTTATCAAACTTACTATAAGGGTTTTGACTACCCAATTCAAGAATTGGTTGGTAAAGATTATGATGCCCATATGGAATGGCTTTGGTCTAAAATGTTCGAGTCTGTTAGGAATAGATTGATCTCTAAAGATTATCCAATTTCACTCCTAATCTCGGGTGGACTTGATTCATCCATTATTGCATCAATTCTTAATGAGATTGGTGCTGATGTTAGGTGGTTTAGCATCGAGAATGGAGAGAAGGAGTTTGTTGACATTTTAGCTTCTAAGCTAGGTAAGGAGGTTTCTTTCTTGGACTATTCAATGGATGAATCTATAAATGAAGAAATCTATAAAAAGTGGAACGAATCACCAATAGATCTTGGTTCTGTAATACCACAATATCACCTATTTGATGCTGTAAAAAGATTTGGAGGCTATCGTATAGTTCTTTCTGGAGATGGAGCTGATGAGTTATTTGGTGGATATAGAAGGATACACGAATATGATTCACAGAAATCAGATGTTTTCGACGAGCTTTCTTATTACCACTTGCCTAGACTTGATAAAATGTCTATGGCACATACACTTGAGTTAAGAAGCCCATTTTTAAATCTTGATCTAGTAAGGTTTGCTCTCCACCTACCCCTTGAATGGAGAAAGGATAAAAAAATTCTTAAGGACACTTTTTCACCTTTGCTTCCCGATGAGATTGTTAACCGTAAGAAGGCACCTCTAAAAAATCCAAAGATAAAGGAGGATAAGATTGCATATAGGTACAAAGCAGTTGATCTTTTTCTGGGGAATAGATAAATTACTTCTTGGAGCGATATATAAAGAAAAAAGCTCCAAAATGGCTAATAATATTAAATCCTTTGAGGATTTTAAATCCGGATTATCACAGGAAGTAAACGAGAGTTGGTTCTCTGATATACTTGGGTATGCTGGAGGTGCATTTAGCGATGTTCTAAAAGGTAAAGCATCTGCTTACCTTATGAGTTTCTTTGGTATTGGTGAGCAATCTATATTTAGTAAACTTGTACAGAACTTTGTAGAACAAATTCCAATTGCAGATTTAACCAAAATTATATTTGCTGGTAAGGCGAATTCTGCTTACCTTGCTCCAAAAATGGCTGACGCAACCATAGAATTTCTTTCAGAGAAAGGTCTAGATGGAATAGCAGAGGATCTTCACATAGAGCCTTCTGGCTGGATTTACAGAACCCTTTCAGAGATAATTAGTAACCAAGCAAGAAGGGAAAATTTCAGGGAATCTTTGGTTAAATTCTACTTGCAAGCATTTAATGGATTTGAAAGCCCTGATGTTGAGGAATTTAAAAGCTCTTTGTCCCCTATGGATACAAGAAGCCTTGAAAGAGGACTAGAGGATGTTGCCAGAAGATCTGGTGCTGATTTAAATGTGCCATCCGGCGAAGCTGGAAGAGATATGATTACTGACTTTTTATCTGGATTAGTTGGTGGTGGACAATCAATGCAATCCCTTGGATTGAGTACTGGGGGAACAATACAATAAAAATACTAAGATCATGAATATAAATGATGTAGCAAAGAGAGAGGTTTTAGACTTTGATCAATTTAAGAAAAAGGTACACGACGAAACCTACAAACCATTCGCTGCTGAAAATCAGGAAGGTGGTGAAGGAAAAACGGGTCTTCACAAAATAAAAAGGGAACCAGCTTATGACTGGGTTGGTTATGCCGATGCAGTATTTAGCCCGGAAAAAGCGGGAATCGAGGTTCCTGGGTATAATGCTGATGGTGACAGAGAGTATAATATAGCAAACGCAGGCCCATCGATTGTTAACGCACCAAATTCATCAATTTCTGGACTTGGTGAATCTGAAATAAATGAATCCTTCTCAATTAGAAGGTTAAAAGATTTCTAGAAGGTAGTAAATTACTTTCCCCTAACAAAGGCAGGTTTCTTCCCGAAACTTGTCTTTTTTGTTTGCTATAATTCATATAATAAAGCCCATGGGAATAAAATTAGTTCATATCTTAACCGAACCTGACACTAGAAGAGAAGTAGAATCTATTAATTCTCTTTTACCTTTGGGAAATCTTGGGTTAGAGTACATTCAGCAAGTTAACGAAAGGTACAAAGGAGAATCTTGGAAAGATGTACCTGCATTAAGCCAGTCTCCTTCTACAAACCATGGACCTGGACACTATGGTGCTTTCCAATCCTTCAAGAAAGCAATGTTAGAGAATTTCTCGGATGATTTGGATGCTTTGGTTTTATGCGAGTGCGATTGTGTTCTTGAATGCTCCCATGAAGACTTTATGAATAAGCTGAAGAGGGGTATCGATTTCTGTAATAGGAATGACCTTAAATACCTTTCTCTGGGTTCTAGATTTGTTAACGGTGTTTTACAGTCCCCAGAGACCGATTCTGATGATGAATACAAAGACTTTTATGTTACCAATAAGGTGATCTTGGCTCACTGTATTGTTCTCCCCGCATCTTCTAGGGATCTTATCCTAGGTGCCCTTGATAAATTCAGTTGGGATAGTCCGGACATCTGGTTTAATGAAGCTTTGTGGAGGTCTGGTATAAATAGATTTGGTATTGTAAAAGAAAGGCTTGCTAGACAGCACGAGGGCATCTCGCTTATAGATAATGTCTGGAAGGAGTCTCAGTAATTACCTTCTTTCCCTCTCTTCTTTACTTACCTCTCTTATGAATAGCTCCTTTGCTATCTTTAATGTTACTGAATCCTCAGTAAAATCTTCGTATATCTCCATCACATTAACTGCAGGATCAATGTGTCTATCTAGATCCATTACTTCTAATATTTCGTTAACTATGAATTCATAGGACATTGAAAAATAACTGTTCCTTAGGAAAACCCTTTTCATTAATGTTCCTTGTGGTCCGTTGTTATTCTTTCCGCTTTGCCACCAGTAAGCGATTAGATTGTCTGTTGCCATGTTTCTAAAGATCAGTATACCCCTATCTTTGTTTTTTACATCCCCAAATTTCCCTAGAGAAAATGCTTTGATCCTGCTTTCGATGTTCTTCCAGAGTTCCATACCGAGGTCTGCATATTTATAGAGGATGTTAAGTGACATCTCTATGATTTTGAAAATTTCTTCGTTCTCAAAATCCTCCATTTCAGAATTTTCGTAATACTCAACCAGTTTTTTAATACTTAATGGTAGATCTTCTGGTATCTGATTAAATTCGTTTTCAATCCAGACTTTAATTGAAGTGATTTCCTTGATCATTGAGAATATTCTCTTTATGGGATAATAAATATCCTCCTCTGCAATGTCCTTGTTTACGGTGGATAGAAAATCTAATAAAACGTATTGTTTGTATTCTTGATCGATTGGATGTTCGATGAACCATGTGGGTTTAATATCTTTCATGGTAAAGAAGAATTATGTTTGATATTCTATATATTATCCCGGGGGTATACTTCTGGACTTTTAAAGAACCCGTTTTAGGTTGTGATATATAATACATAAAAATAGTGGTCCCACCATGCCAAGAATAGACGATTATATTTCATTCAGCTCTAATAAGAAAAACAATGTTTCTAGCGAGTTTACCTTCTCAAAAGAATTGGGTTTGCTAGATGTTGAGGTTGTTAATAGACCACCTGAGATTTCTGATGTTGATTCATTAGAATGTGAAATTGAATACAAGGTTGGCATAGAAAGGAGAAAAGACGGAATACAGGACTTGAACTTTTCTGTAGAGGAAATAGAACTTGAAATTAAAGTCGATGATTATCCAAACGAGCAGAAGGAATTCGAGTTTGATATAGTTCCGGATGTAAACATCGCTATTCCTTCTATTGTAATCCAGAAGGGGTCAAGATTAGTTCCAACAGATCCTTCGTTTGCAAGAATTGATATGAGAAAGTCAATGAACCCGAAAGACTTCAGAATCCAAATACTCTTTGGTACCAATGAATAGAGCCATTAAATTTGACCAATTTGGGAGAATTTTTGAATCCCTGGGAATATCTAAAAAGGATGTTGGTCTCATTGGCCCAAATATGTCTGGTGAAATAAAGCTTAGGATTCCTAATCCGGGTATCACATTAAAAAGAATAGATGATGGTGAGAACTTTACTTTTCAAATTGGTGAAAAGTCTTGTTCGGTGCCTAAAAAATATGTAGGTCTCACCACTCAACCTGGGTATGACATTGTTTCCTTTGATACTAATATGAACTGGTTCAGAAAAGACGGTAATGATGAAAAAATATCGGATATCATAGAGGAATATGTTTCTTCTCAGTATAGAGGTCTTTCAAAGGTTGATAATCCACTTGAGGATGATGCTAATATGTTGCTGGATCTTTTGGGTATAGATGAGGATGTAAAAACATTCAATTCTAATTCGCCATTACAAATGGACGGACAGATTTCAAATGGGATGGAATTTGAGATTGAAAAGGAGAATCCGGAAGATTTATTTAAGAAAATCTTTATCTACAAAACAACCGATGAAATACATCCTTTGATTTCTATAAAAAGAAAGGGCGGTAGATTTAATTGTGTTTATAGAACTCCAAAGGGAAATTTTGAATGTAAGCACGATTCTATTAAAGAAATGCTGGATAACCCGGTTGATAAGTATTTGCTCTCTTTGTGTAACAGAAGAGATAGCGATGAAAATCAAAGGGACCTCGTGGATCATCTTATGAAGCTTTTTAAATATCATTCCTGGAACAAATCATCTTCGCCAAAGAAAGATGATAAACATCTGGAGGAAAGAAAGGAGATCAAAAAAGTGATGAACATCCTTAAAAATACTATCCCTGAACAGCACATTGAGGAAATGTATTCTGATGCTAGATCCAAATTTCTGGGTAATTCATAGAACCCGGAACACTTTTGTACATTTTCCATATAATTTTTAAATCTAGCAATGCTGCCCAGTGAATTGTTTTTACACACACCTTTTCGATTTTCGATTAACCTCTTAATGATTGAAAGCAAATGGGATGGCTGAGCCGAATATTTAAGAAGAAAAAAAAGATGGATCTAAAGGAAAAAACTTTACCCGAGATTAAAGAAGAACTCTCCAAGGTAGATTTTCAATGGATTAAGGGAGACAAGATGGGCAACGTCGAAAAATTTGATGGTGTCACAACGGACGAATCCACTGGGATGACCTTTATTGATTTTAAAGGAGGAGGAAGAATTAACCTGGAGCTTTTGGAAGAATATCTTGATGTCTTTCCTGCTTCAAAGGTCGACTTTGGGGATACACAAATTTCTCCTGACGTTCCGGTAAATCCATTGCCAAAAGAGGTTCAGACACAGCCTGCTGCTTCTAAGAGAAATACAGTTTCTTCGGTAGCACTTGAAGAATCTCCGATATATAAGCTGCTTAAGCAGCAAAAGGAGAATTGGGTAAATGTGAATATTTCCCTAAAATTAAATCTCCCGCCAAAAAGTCTTTATAATGTTCTTATAAGTTCTTTTGATGGTGCAAACGAGGAAATAATAAATTATGTTACCGAGGGTATTGATATTGAGGATATTAGGTCTGCTTTAGCAGAATCTATTACCAGTTATTATGATGCTTCTCAAAAGTCAACAAGTCAAAGAGTTAAGAACAAGAAAGAAGAAAACAAACCGGTAGAGGATGGAAACGAATAAAGTCTTATACGAAACACCTGGTCTAAATTTAGTCGAAAGGGATGGTAGAATTGGTGTAGTCCCAACATTTATGAATGTTGTTGTAATGCCATTTATATCTGATGAGCAAGGACTCCCTTTGGCAATTGGTGTTTTAAAGGAGCCAAATCCTTTTAGAGAAGGTGGTATGACAGTGTCTCTTATCACCGGAACAAGTGACGACGAGGATCCGGATCTATTAACTACAGCAAAAAGAGAACTTATGGAAGAAAGTGGATTCCAAGCGGATGAAAATGAAAGGTGGTATTATCTTGGTTCCGTTACGTCATCTAAGTTTGTCGACCACGAACAACCTTGCTTTGCAGTAGATGTCACTGGTTTACAAAAGGGTGAAGCAACAACAGACGGTAGTCCAGAAGAGCAGGAGATGGAATTTAAGTTTATTCCCGCTAATGATGTGGTAAAAGCTAAAGACATTTTCATCCCCGGTCTTTTTCTAAAGTTGTTTAAATATGTTCTTGGTATTGATATACAAGGATCTACCGAGGAATCTAAGGAGGATGCGTTTAAATTTTCAGCAGAATGAGTCAATCTAGAAGACAAAGAAGACAAATGGCCAAACAGTTTGGTCTACTAGGGAAAAATGAATCCTTCGATGAAATGAGGGAAAGAATACGAAGAGCCCAGCAGATGGGACAGCAGATTCACCTAAAAAATCTTGAGAATAACAAGAACAGCCAAATAGAGGCTCAGAGAGCTAGAGAGGTTGCCAACCAGGAAGAAATAGCAAAAAATTTATTCTCTGAGAAAGAGGATAATTCAGACGATACCGTTAAATTAAATACTAGTTCCTTTAATTTCTTAAAGGATGTAAATGAGGGTCCTCAGGCTTCTGGTGAAAAAGAAACCAAAGATAATGCCTAAGGAAATACCGGATACTAGATTTCTTCTTACATCAAGTTCTTTAAAAGAGGCCAAAAGAAAGTATTGCTCTGATAAAACCTATTATATTGTGGATATAGGAAAAATCATAAGGGAGCTCGGCTATGATGTTAACGATCTTTCTCCAGAATCAGAGTTTGTCATCAATTACGCAGTTCAGAAGAAAATAACCCAAGGAATATATAGTACAAGATGTAATGACATCTTGGTGGTGTATAGAAACATCTCACAAAGGTTTGCAGAAAACCTAAATCATTTCTTAGAAGAAATGGAAGAGGAGTTTGAATTCACCATCGAGGTAGAATGAAAAAAAATCTTGCCTATATAAATGTCAACAGGGACAAACTCAAGAACAGGATCCCAATCCTCTACTGAATCTTATGCAGAGAGGGAATTAAGGTATTCCGTTGGTAATTCCTCAGGTAGCCCAACCACAGCTGCGAACAGTTCTATTCACGGATCGAGAGAAGAACAATTAGATAGTGCATCCGCGCAATTAACTTCGAGGATGTCCAACCTTGGATCTGTTAATCCTAACAAAGGTCCAACAGCAAGAACTCTATTTTATAATGGTGGTTTTTATTCCTCTGACGATGCTAAATATGGTCAGTTCCTTTTCTATTCTTTTGGAAGCAATCAGAACACATTTATACAGGAGTATTATAAATCCGAGAATAGGGAATTTAACTCTTCTGTTTCTTCTGTATCCAGTGTTACTGGAAGAGGCGCTAGTAAGAACCCCTCTGCAGGTCAACTTGTTAGAATAACACAAGAAACTCTTAATGAGATCGATGCTTCCATGGGAGAGGATGGACAAGATTCTTCTGGAAGCCTTGGCACAAGGGGAAATAAATCACTTATTATAGGAGGAGCTTCTGCTCCATATTACTGGAAAGACTTTTTGTACTGTAAGTATTATGGTGCTATCCCAAATAATTATATGGTAACCCTCAGAAGGTTCCCTGCTCCAATGAGAGATAACCTTTCTATACCAGACCAGCTTTTAGCTTCAGATTTATATAAGAAACAAGGTGCTGGTAGACCCGTTGCCCAGGCAGTTACCTGGTGGGGAGGAAGTACAGATAACTCTTTGGATGAGATAATTGGATTTAGTGCCGGCCTCAAATGGGATGACAAATATCAAAGTGATGTTGGTTATCAAAAAGGATTTGATCAAGGATTTTTCAAAAGTGTTCTCGGAAGAGCTTTTGCTGGTGCTGCTGCTGGTGCAGGTGCGGGTGAACTTCTAGCTACTTTGGGCGACGTTGCAAATCTAGCAGTTGCAGCAACCGAAGGTGGTAGGGATGAAGTTACCATTCCTAAAATAAACTATGCATTGAGGGACAAAATGATCTCTGAAGGCGGGCCACTTTCGGACTTTATATTCGTTTCTGTAGATACTGTGGATAAAACTTGGGTGAGAGGAAGGGGACTGACTTTTACCGAAACACCAATAAAACTTAAGTTCCATTATGAGCTAACATCCGTTGGTGAAGTAAACACTAAAGCTGCAATGCTTGATATCATAGGAAACTTACTTGCTATTGGTACTAATTATGGTAATTTTCTAACCCCAGATATTAGATACGATAACACTTTCCCAGCTATTGGATTTCCTGGTGGTGATGAGGGGTTAAGGGCTTTTTATTCAGATCCTATTAAATGGACTAAAACTGCTATTAAATATCTTTCAGATCCTGACGGATTAACAATGAATGATCCACAAGCACAGCAATTTAAAGAGTCTGCAGATTCTGTTGAAAAAGCAGTTACTGAGCTTCAAAGTGCAATAAAACAATTAAAGGAAACCGATATTGGTGGGTTAAACGAACTTATAGAATCTGACGCTGCAATTGGTAACATTATTGCTTTCGCTCTTGCTGACGATTTCGTTGAGAATATACAACTTCCGATAGCTATTCAAACCGGTGCACCAACAGGTGAATGGCATCTAGTGGTTGGTAATCCAATGAATCCGATAGCGATGATAGGCAATCTTGTCTGCGATGGTGTAAATATAGAATTTAATGAAGTTCTTGGCCCGGATGATTTTCCAACAGAGGTTATGGCAACTTTCACGTTAAAACATGGAAGAGATAGAGAAAGAGGTGAGATTGAAAGTATGTTTAATAGAGGTGATGGAAGGCTTTACCAAAGTACAATACCAACTTATGCAAACAATCAATCTATCTATAACCAAGGACTTTCCGATGGAACTGTTGTTCAGACAACCGAGGACGGAACTACACTCACTGATCCTTCGAATTTGGTGGCTCAGAGCGGTGGACAAACAAACTAATATTTTATGTTATGCTTGAAATAGACATATTAGCAAGAAACAAAAACATATTTAATCCCGATAGCAAGGAACAGCAGAGAAACTATGGTATCTGGGACCTGGCAAGATCTAGCATATCATATAAAAATGTGGATGTAAGATTTAAAAAGTATTTTGTTGTAAAAGAAGACGAGCAAATGAGACCAGACCTAATGGCATATAAAATGTATGGTTCTATGTCTTATACTGGTAGTCTTTTAAAAGTAAATGGCGTGTGTAATCCCTTTGCCATAAGTGTTGGTGAAGTTTTTGCAGCTCCAACTACCAAGTCTATTGACAGCATGATATCAACAAAAGCTTCGCTACTACGGAAAGACGAAGCAAATAATAATCCAAATTCTGAGTTTAGAAAGTCACAGGAGCAAAGGAAATTTAAGGTAAGTGATTCTAGAAAAGATTTCTTAGACCGAAGGTCAAAGGCAAAAAATCCTACCCCACAGATTTTGCCACCTAACATATTACAAGACGGAGAAAGGCAGACAGTTAGGACTAATTCGGTTATTGGATTGGCACCGGATGTAAGTAACGCGGCTCCTAATCCAAACGCTAATATTTAAAACATATGGCATCTGACCAGATTATTATAAATAACTTTTCCAAAACTAGTATTAGGTTAGATGAATTGGTTGTTCCTAATAGAACTGGCGAACAAACACCCAATTCCTCGTTAGCAAGTGATGCTGATGATAAATCATGGGGTGCTTATAGGCCCGTGGTTTTTATAAATGGGTATTATGTTGATCAGCAAATGGATTATTTTGAGTTTTTACAAATTGATTTTCTACCCACTGTAAGGCTAAGTTTTACGATGAACGATCCAATGTTTGTTAGTGTAAATTATCCTAAGGATGGTGATATAATATCGATGTACATTAGGTCTAAAGAGGAAATTTACAAACCTATTAGGATGGACTTTAATATCTTGAATGTTCGCTCCTCACAATCACAGGACCCTGAGGGTAATAAAATAAGATATACGATTCTTGGGGAAACTAGAATCCCTGGTTTATACTCGGAGGTTTCTAAAGCTTTCCGTACTATGACATCATATGATGCTCTTTTTGAGGTTTCACAAGATCTAAATTTAGGTTTTTCTTCGAACGATAGCGCTCTCGACGATGCCATGACCTGGATATGTCCAAACTTTTCATATTATAACTTTATACATGAAATTTGCGAGAGATCTTATAAGAATGACGAGAGCTTTTACCGTGTTTGGATTGATCCGTATTACAATTTAACTTTTGTAAACATGCATAACCAGCTAACTGCTGATGATTATGTACAACAGGTAAAGGTCATTAGAGGTGGTGATACTGCTAATGATACATTCTTGGTCGAAACTGAACTTGATATGCAAGAAATGCCTTTGGCCTTAACCAACCAAAGGGGATCTGGTGATCTTCCCTTCTTTATTAATAACTTTACATTACTTTCCAAATCTGGTAACACCTCAAATAAGTACGGCTACATCCAAGAGGTCCAGTTTTATGACGAGGCGATAGTTCCTGAAAAATCCTTTGCTGAGAAGTATGTCAAATATACTATTGAAACAAGTACCTCCGATTTTGTTGGAGAGAACCAGGTATTGCAAAAAGGTAGACCTAAGGAGGATTTATACAAGGTTGAGGTTAGAAAAGCATGGTATGGTTCACTCAACAACTCCACTGGCGGTGTGCATGATAACTTTATTCAGGCCTTGATACAGAATGAATTCAATCTAGGGGACCTTGAGAAATTTACACTTAGGGTTGAGCTCAATGGTTATTATGCTGGGATCTATAGAGGGCAAGCAGTGCCAGTCCTCCTTTATGCAAACGAGCAGGGTAAAAGGAAAGAAAATACTGGTGTATCAAACGACCAAAAACCCGAAAGTGAGACAAACCCAGTACTTGATAGATTTTTATCGGGAATTTACGTGGTAAGTGCCATGGAGGTTAAGTACGATATACTAAGGGGTATGTACCAGGTGCTTCATTTGAATAAGAGGGAATGGACATTAAATAGCTCTGGAGCCTTCCCAAAATCTTTCCCATTAAATCTCCTAACCGGATAAATATAGTAAAATAATAGAACCCCTATGGGAATCAGAGCAACAGATAAGAATAGAAATTTATTTTTAAAGGGTTTTAAGTTATCCAATTCAGGAAAGAACGAAGACCCTACCTATTTGGGTTTTAAAATCGTGTTTGACCCCGGTATACTTCCAATCAATCCTGATTATGGATGGGCTCCAAGTCCATTGTTAAGAGCCCAGAATTATACGCTCGATTCCGGTGCTGGAGCTGCTACTAATTTGCAAAACCCCTTCGGACAACCGCAGTATTTGAGAAGACAGAGCGACGTAACTTATTACTCTGCTTATAATTACCTTCTAGAAAGGGAAGCAAATTTCCCCGGAGGCGACACACAAAGAAGAGCACAAGCATTAAGGCAATTTCAAAAGCTTTTGCAGGAAATAAATACCAATTCTCCTTGGTTTTTCCAATCGATAGAAGGACTAAATAGACTTGATAAAATATCTAAAAGTGGATTTCAAGACCAAGACGATATAGACACATTCGATCCGCAAAGAACTAGAGACAAGACTTTGACAATAAATTGTCTGGAATCTTTAAACCTTAGAATAAGTGCCCTAGCAGATCTTTATAATCAAGCAACTTTTGATGCTGATAATATGAGATATTTGGTTCCTAGAAATCTAAGAAAATTCACCATGTGGATTTTTGTTACTGAGATTAGAAATTTTTTCAAGACAAGTAGGTTAACAGCATCTAGTACAGCTTTATCTGCTATTGATAATTTAAGCTCCTTACTTTCTACAAATGGTAATCCAGGATCCTCTGTGATTTCGCAGGGTAATGGGCAGTACAGCGTTGATGGATTTAATCTTGGTTCTGAAAGGCCACAAAGCGGTGGTCTTGGCGGAGCTTTTTCATCTTTTGTAAATAATGTTTTTAGCGGTTCGGGTCTTCAAAACGACGTACAGGCTTTTACAAATCAGCAAGACCAAACTGGTATAAAGCCAGTTTTGATTTATGAATGTAGCCAATGTGAGTTTGATTTCAGTAATAGTACCCCCATAAAAAGCACTATTGACATGGGATCTAGTAATGCTGATCCCGAGGACCAGTCTTTCATGATTCATGTAGGTAAGGTTAGAATGAAAAACCAATACCCAAATATTAGGGCTGACAAAAAACCATTGGTTCTTGCGGATGGTTGGGATCAAAACAGATCGAGTTACCAATTCCTTGGTGACGATACACTTTCTTTGGAGAATTTGCTTGGACTTGGCCAGCAAGCTTTAACTAATGTGGTTTCGAATGCAGTATCTGATTTGGTAAACGAGGGCATTAATCAATTTATAGATCCTGCTTTAAGTGGAATCGACCAGTCTTTATTAGGAAACATATATTCGTTTAACCCATCACAACTTGGTAGATTGACTAGTCAAAACGGATCTTTCGGTTTTAACAATTTGGAGAATTTTTTAAACGGGGCAGCTGAAACCGGAATTGATAATATATTCAAAGGAAACTTGCCGAACCCACAAACTATGGGTGAAGGTGGTCCGAAGGAAAGAGTGTATCCTCCAGTTCCTCCAACTGACGTATATGAAGGAGTACCTGGTGAAGATCTCGGAGTTCCTGATAGAGTGTATCCCGGCGTAAATGCTGATGCTTATGCTAATGTTCCTGGTGAAGATCTCGGGGTTCCTGATAGAGTGTATCCTCGGGTAAATGATGACGTTTACGAAAATGTTCCTGGTGAAGATCTCGGAGTTCCTGATAGGGTGTATCCACCTAGTAGTGGTGATGCATATGATGACGTTCCTGGAACTGATTTAGGTGTTCCTGATAGAGCATATCCGCCTAGTAGTGGTGATGCATATGATGACGTTCCTGGAACTGACCTTGGAGTTCCTGATAGGCAATATAAATTCGAAAGATCTGGGGATGTTTATGACAATGTCCCTGGCGCTGATCTTGGCGTACCAGATCGAAATTATACTTCTAACCTAAACGATGACGTTTACACGGATAGGAATTTCACTACCGATTCTCTCGAAAACTCAAAAGTGTATGGTGAAAGTTCACAAGTATCCTCTAGAGGTGAATTAAGATCCCCAGAAAATAACTTTACACAACCTCCGGGAACAGTTTATTCTTCTGCAAGAAAAAACCCGACCTCTGGCGAAATTGGAAACGTTTATCCGGTTACTAATGGTGATTTTATAATTGAGAATCCACTTAATTTGGGGAACTCAAAACCTGCTGATAAATATAATGTTAGCCTTGGTGATTATAACCCAGATGATTACGAGGAGCAATAAAATATTTAGTGAATGCCTTATAATCCGCCTAAAATATATCTTGGTGAAATAGTAGATATTGATGACCCACTAAAAGATGGAAGGGCAAAGATTAAGGTATTTGGACTTTTCGATGAGCTGGAAATTGAGGATATACCATGGGCAAGCCAAGTGAATGGTATTTCATTTGGTGGGAGTGGTAATGGAAGGCTTTCTGTTCCAAGAGTAGGTTCTGTTGTAGCATGTGAATTTGATGGACAGAACTATTACAGAATGATTTACTATGGTGAGTGGGAAAGCTCACCAGAGATGCTAGCTGAGATTAGTGATTCGTATGAAGGGGCACACTCATTTGTTTATGACGTTGGTGCAGAACCAGGTCCTTTAAAAATATTTTATACCAAGAAAAAGGGATTGAATCTAGCCCTTGGCGATGCTAAGGTTCAACTAGATACGCAAGATGGCGGACAACTTCGTGTAGTAATCGAGATGGGTAGTGACCAAATAAGGATGGAAAATAATAAGGTCATTATAAATTCCAATAATATAGAATTAGGTGAGGCAGCGATAGAATCTGTTATAAAAGGAAACACATTCCAAACATATTTTAATAACCATACCCATCTTGGTAACCTTGGTGGACCAACTTCACCCCCAGTAATACCCTCAGACCCAACTCATTTGTCCAATGTATCTAAAACAAAGTAACAATGGCTGTTTTACCGGACAAAATATTAGAGGATTTTGAAATAGATGCATTTTTTGATAGGGTAAACGTTTCAGCTGAAAAGATAATTAGTGACCCTAAGTTTAAGTTAACAACTCCGAATTTACCTGGACTTTCTTTACTTCTTAAACTTCAAATAAGGGTATTTGAGAAAAGTTTAGCCTCTTCTTTTGCTCCTATATTTTTAGGCAAAAAAGCTTTAACTGGTGGATTCAAAGAAATTAAAGATACTTTCGAAGCACTAAAGAGTCTTTTCCAAAACCCATTGCAGTTTTTACTAGATGAAGGAGTAAATAGCGTGCTTAATGAATTCCCATTTCCTATAAAATTCGAGATAGGAGGTGGACCTGACACTAATTATAATCCACCAGAGGGCGATGGTAGGGCTTTTAATTCTTTTGAGGATTATTCCTATGTGGGTGTTTTTAATTCTAGCGGGTTACCTTCATCTGGACAATATACAACACAACAATCATCTATACCTAATATTTCTGAGGTTACAATTAGTAAAATCACAAACAGTGGATTTGATAACACATTCCTAGAAGGGATAGTTTCGGGTGATGAGATTCAAATATCTGATGATAATTTTTTAGGTACTTTTATAGTAAACTCTTCAATTTTTCTTAGAGAAGACCAAAGTGTAAGATTGAATCTTACAGTTAAGTCAATTAAAAATCTAAAAAATGGAAAGGGTGAAAACACTATACCTGGTTTTAACCTATCAAGTTTAAAGCTTAACGGCTGTCAGTTAGCTACTCGGTCTTTTTTGCAAGCTGATGGAACACTAAGAATGCCTTTAAGTTCTTTGGGATTAAACATTCCTTTATTATCCTCAGTTTCTTTTGTACTTGGTGATTTTGAAAATGTTCAGGACTCTTCACCTACAAAGCAGTATATTAAAAATCTGTCCGATGAAACTGGTGTGGAATTTCAAGAATTATTGGGTGGTGTTTTGGAGGGTAAATTTCCATCTTTGGATTTTGCAAAGATTCAGGAGGAAACCCAAGCTGGTATTGAAAATTCTAATGAGCAAAGTAAGGAGGACTTAATAGTACTTGCTAGGTTATTGGAAATTGCTGTAACCAATCCTTGCTTTTTAATAGCAATAATTATAAATTATTTAAAATTACTCCTTTTGCCAATAAGGGTTGTCGTTGGTGTTCTAAAGGGCCTTGGTGAATTGATTTCAGGTCCAATTAAACTCATCAAGACGGTAATTAAAGGAATTACAGACCCAATAGGATTGATTTGCGATCTTGTATCGAAATCATTTTTGGAGGTATTACGACCATATATTCAAAGTCCATTACAAGCTGCTAATATTACATGGGAAGAAGCACTCAATGATCCCGATGATCCAAGTAGAGGTTTACAGCCTTTGGTTTCTGATATGGTTTGTGGGGATTTCTCTAAGAAGTTAAAAAATTATGTTCCTAATCCAAGTTTCTTTGAAAATTTAAATAACAGTTTAAATATTGAAAGTGAAAAAGAAAATGGCCCCCAAATTACATTTGATCTAATAACGGAAGGGGATTTTCCAAAGGAAGGACAAGTTTTAGTTAATGCAGATAAAATATCTAAGATAACTAACTTCAGGGTTTCTTCTTTTTCAAATACCGTTGAAAATGCATTACCATATCTAGCATACCTTACACCCGGGGACGAGTTTAGTTTCCAGTTTGATGATCAAAGTGGAAAATATAGAATTAGCACGAAGAATTTCGTTAGAAATGGGAGAACCTCTTATTTTGATATAAATGTTGTACCAGTTAAAAGTATATTGGATTTAGCAGAGGAAAAGTCTATAGGGGATTTATTACTTGCTGGTATTAATATCGATTCTTTAAAAGCTAGTTTAAGTATTACAAATCCTGATAGGGAATTTTTATTTGTAATAGAAAGGTATCTGCCAATTAAAGTTGTGGCAGTTTGGGAATCTATAAAAGGAATAATAGCTGTTTTTGGTGGATTAGCCCAACAGGTTCCTTCCCTAATACCAGCTGTACTTAGAAGTATATTAGGATTGAATAAAGGCAAGAGCAGGGCTGAAATTGAAAGTCAACTGGATGATGGTTTTAACTCTCCTGAAACGTTGATTGATTCTACCTCGGAGGTTCTTCAGCTTTTATTTAATGTCCCGATTGATTCTTTTTTGCAGACTTATTCTACAGGGTCAGATAGAGTTATGAGCTTGGATAAGCCTGGTTTAATATTAGAGGGTAATAACAAAAGGGGAAGAAGAATAGGATTTTCAAATAGAGGAGTTTTTCCAATTAGGAGAAATGAGGATCAAAAAAATGCATTGGATGCTGCTTATGATGTTGTACAAAATGAAAAAATAGATTTGGAGCCTGGTGTAGAGGACATTTTTTATGACCTATATGATTTTTTAGATTCCAACGGCTTGGATACTGCTATCTATAGAAACAAGATTTCTCCTCTTCCGGGGGTAGCTACTTACCGCACTTATAGCTTTGGTCAGCAATTTTTGAATTTTAGTAAGGATGGAGTTGGTGGTGGATTATTTGAGGGAACAGAACCATTTTATCCCTTCAGACTTCAAGGAAGGGAAGATTTTTATTGGGGAGCTTTAAATGTAAAGGAACTTGGGGATAGCGTTAAGATAAGGGCTTGGATTTTATTAATCATAAATGATGTTCCTTGGTTTAATGATAAAAGAAAAAATTTCTCTTTTGATTCCGCCATTTCCGCAAAAAAATTTAACTTGGAAGACACGAATATTGTTGTTTATGGTAATGATTATAACCAGGATGAAGTGAAAAGAAAAATAATATTTAGTGGATCTGTTTACGATGCATTAAATAAATACAAGATTACCAAATTATCGTATGATAAAAAGGAGTCATATTACAAACTTAGGGTTAAAATTTTGCGTGAGATAGTTTTTGTTACTGATTTTGCTCTTCCTTCCCTTCTTGAAAGCTAATTTTGTTATTAGATATATAGTTAAGTTAACTTTCTAATACAAAAATAAATGAACACATCCGAAAACAAAGATAACATCCAGGAAGAGTTTAACTGGAACATCCCTAACAGAAGAACAATCAACAGAGACATAGAAGTTTTTGACGATTCCAAAATTTACTGTAGGGAAGACTATGCACAATCTTTGTACTATCAAATGGCTGAAAGCCTGAAGGGAGTAAATTCTTCCAAAGATCTAAGAAATGGGAATTCTTACAAAAGCATAATTACCACTCTAACTGAAAAATACGCTATTGCACAGACATACGAGGGGCAGTCAATTTATATTGACCTTGTAAAGGAAACAAAGGATGCAGACAAACTTGGAATCACTGGGGTTGAGTTTGAGATAGGATCAGAAATACAGACGATTGTCAGAAACGTAAACGGCACTTATTATGGGTCTGTAATCGATTGCTTCATAGAGAATACCAAACAGGAATTCTTTGAACAAATTAAGAAAGAATCTCTTGCATATGAAGCTAGAATTGAATCCATTAATAATGGTGGCTATATCGTTGACGTTCAGGGCATTAAATGTTTCCTTCCTGGATCTTTAGCAGCTGCTAACAAGATTACAGATTTTGAATCCTATTTAGGCAAGAAAATCTATGTGATGATCGACGGGTACGTACAGAAGAAAGACATTTTCGTAGTTTCTTATAAGAAGTATCTTAATAAGATTATGGACGAGAAGATACAAGAACTCGATCTTACCAAGAAATATAAAGGACACGTTACAGGAACCTCGAGCTTTGGTATCTTTGTTGAATGGGAAGACATTTACACTGGACTTATACATAAGACAGAATTTGATAACCAGAAGGTCCAAGGATTTACTGCTGGTGATGAGATTGAATTCTACGTGAAGGAAGTAAAGGATGACAACAGACTTACATTGACCTTTGGTGAACCTGTAGATAAAACACTTAAGATTTACGATCTTAAGAAAGACATCGATGAAGGATCAAATCCAATTTCGAATGCAAGGGTAAAGCACAAAAGAAAAAATGGTGCTTTAGTTGAACTTCCTGAAATGGGTTTAATGGCTATGATTCCACAAGGAAGACTTAGCAGGGACCATAAAAATCTCAAAAGTGGGGATCAAATACTCGTTTCCGTTTATGAGGTAGATCCAGTGATGGGTAAAATATTTGTAGAACCACTTAATGAGTAATTACACCCACTTTGATAAAAGACAGGTACTTTCCTCTGCTGTATTAGGATTTGAGTTTGAATTCTTTTCTGAAATGGTTAGGGGAAGGATTACCGAGTCTTTGTCAAAATTGTTGGGTAAAAAAGTGATGCTTTCCAATAAGTATCACTCGAAGGATCCAGTTAGCTCAGAGGTATTTAAGCTAGAGCCAGATTACTCTGGTGGTAGTAAAATGAATGAGTTGGTAACGGGTCCTTTACCATATGCTGAAGCAATTCCCGTACTTATAAAAGTTCTAAAATGGATTGACGAGAATGGGTGGACTACAGATAAATGTGCATTCCAATTTTCACTAAGTTTTGACAAGTTTGATAGATCCTTGAAAAGGATGGAGGAACTTGATAAGCTTAAATTTATACTAGGAATAGACGAGGGACTAATTTACTCAAAGTTTGGCAATAGAAAAAATAACGTTTACGCTAAGTCTATTAAAAGGGTAATTCCTAGAAATAGATTCTCGATACTAGAAAATGTTTCTTATATAGATCCAAAGCTTTTCAAGATACCTGAGGAGAAGTATTACGGTGCTAATTTTAGTAAAATCCCAAAGGGATACGTTGAGATAAGATATCTTGGTGGCAGGGATTACCAGAAGAAAATAGGTGCAATTAGAGAAGTGATTGATTATGTTATTCTTTATACTCATGATATTCTTTCTGGTAGGTCTGTTTATGACAAAAATGATCTTGAGAATCTCAATAAGATGATGAAAGAATATTCTAAGGTTGTTAGAAGTTTCTCAAATCCCGAAAGCTTCTTTAGCAACTTCCCAGATTTCCATCTTCTTGTAGATCTTAAGGGTTATGAAGAAAATATCAAAACCTATTTCCCTTACATAAGAGAAAAGATATTTGATTTGATTGTAGAGGGAAATGTGAGGAGCGGATTCTTCAATTATGATACCACCAATGGTAGATTCCAATTGAAGGATGCTAAGGTGAAAAACGCTTCTTATATAGACAATATGGATTTGGTTAACTGTAAAATCAGATCTTCAAAGTTGGATAATTGTAGATTATTCGGATCCGATATAAGGAATAGTGAAATATACAATTCAGAGATCACTAATTCGAATAACATCCAAAAGTCTAAACTCAAAGACTGTAGCGCAGACTATGGCAATAAACTTATTGAATGCTACATTGATTGCCCCGAAAAGATGATCGATTGTGAAATTACTGGTGGTGTCCTAAGAAAGGCAGATATCGGTAGAAATGCACAAGTAAGTAAGGAGACTGAAAAAGCAAAAGACTTTAATGAAATAAGGAAAAGTCGATTTATAACTGATTCAAGGTTGAAGAATCTAAACGATCCTATATCTAGAATAAAGTTTAAAAATCAGAATTACTAACATGACCTTAGAAGAACTAGTACAGGAAATTAAGGACGATCTTTCAGCAAGTTGCTCTTTACCCTATAATCTTAATGATGATGAAATACACAGAATCATAAGAAGGGCAAAGTTGTATATGTATGACAACTATCAATATGCTGCTGAGGAAAGGGTTTTTATCCTTGCCAACAACCTATTCGGTCATGAGGAGTTTAGAAGAACCCGCCAGATAAAACTGCCAGAGAAGATTGTCAGTGTTTATGATGTAAGGGAAGTTAATGGAATGGGTATTGCAGGAACTCCAGATAGGGATTTTGGTGACTCTAAACTTCTTGGGTCTGAACTTCTGTTATCTCCTTTTACTGGGGATAACCTAGTTTATAGGACAGTTATGTATTCTTACTTTGATCTTGCACAAGCATATCTACTACCGACATTTGCATTTAAGTTTAATAAAAACAATAAGAAACTTACCATTCTAGGTAGAGATCCAAATAGATCTGGATCTGGTGGCGTAGGCACAGGCTATAACCAAAACGGTATGGATGTGGCTGTAAGATGTTTTATTGCTATTGATGATTATGAACTATACGACGACGAGTTGTTTGTTAGATACTGCTTAGCTAAGGCAAAGATTTCTCTCTCCAGGGTGTTAAGCGCTTTTGATTATAACCTTCCTGGTGGTGTAAGAGTAAATACGTCGGAACTTAGATCTGATGGAGAAAGAGAACTTCAAGAGGTCATGGATATGATCAACGGGGAGAACACTCCTTCTTATTTCTTACAGTGGAACTAATCTTGATATATATGGGGAATTAAAATTTCCCATGGTAGAGATTTATAACAGAGACCCTTCTGATCCAAATTACAAGGAAAATATTGTTGAGATAACTCAACCGGTTGAAATTTGTATAGGTCAACTGAAAATGCTTCTCCTTACTAATAAGGGAGAAGTCCTTGGTGACCCTAAATTCGGACTTAATCTTGAGGATTTGGTTTTTAGTTTAGAACTATCCGAAAAAACGTTAAGGGATGAAATAGAGAAGGGACTTAGATTCTATGTACCCCTGTTTGCTCAATTGGGTGGATATTTTGATTTGAAATTTTACCAGGGTACCGAAAGGGACATCTGTTTGCTTGATTTTTATATACCAAGTTCGGGTGACCAAAGCCCAACAATATCATTGAAAGTAAGTTAAGAAGATGGCTAACAATATTTTTAGAAAAAATAACATCCTTATCAAAGGGCTTCTTGGTGATTCCTTTGAATTTCTACAAAGGACCTACAATCAGACAAGGAACGTCTTTACTGTATCCTCTGCCTGGGGACAGATACTTTTTGTTCTTGAAAACCTTTCCCAACTTATTCTTTACTTCATAGAGGATTCTATCACTGAACTTAACATGCAAGAGGCAACTAGAAGTTATTCTATAAAAAGTTTGGCCAGAATTGCAGGATATGATCCAGTAAGGGGTATGTCTGCACAAGGGGAAGCATCTGTAGCCTGGAACTTGAGAGAAGATGATGCAGGCGGCGGCGCTGTCATACTAAGTAACAACCCAAAGATACAAAGTATCCAAAATGGTCTTCCATATACAATTGTATTGAATTCACCTTCTGTAAAGATACCTTTAACAAGAGGAAAAAAGTACAATTTTAAGATAGTCCAAGGTTCCTTTTCTACCTCCACGTTTACTGGAACTGGACTTTCATTGCAGAGCTTCAATCTTCCATCTAAAGCTGGTGCATACATTGATCAGTTTTATGTGGATGTATATGTTAACGGTAACAAATGGGAAAGATATGAATCCTTATATGACATACCATTAAATGGAGAGGGCTACTTAGTAAAGAGTGGAATTGGTGAAGGTATAGACATATATTTTGGAAATAATAATTTTGGTAAAATACCACAATCTGGGAGTATCATAACTGTAGAGTATTTGCAAACCTCGGGGTTCAGTGGTAATCTACAATCAAGATCTGATACAAACCTTACTTATAGATTCCTTGATAGTGGCACGGATCTTTTTGGTAATGACGTAAATCTTAATAACTACCTTAC